GCAGCGTTAGCGCTAATCCAGTTTGGAGCCCAGGCGGAGCACAAAGTCCTACGCAGCGCATGGATGCAGGCAAGTATGCGAATCAGACAGGTGGTTATGGGGAAACCTCGCCACGTATGACTCCAAAAAACCAGCATGGAACGACTGGCGAAGTTGAGCACGTTGCGAAACAACCGAATCTCGGTGGCTCTGACGCATAATCATGGCCGTCCTACCCGATGGGGCGACTTTTGAGGAGTTCACCGAGTACGTCCTAAAGCGGCGTGGTCAAGTTCCTCTTCTCGAACTCCAAGAACTTTACGAGCGACGTATTCGACTGAAGTCGATCAGCGTCAACCAAGGCAATGGATTCGATTCAACTTTGCCTCCTGATGAGCGGGGGCTTACGAAGCGTGAACGCGAGGCAAAGGTTTTTGCTGAAGCTAAGTCGCAGGGTCGAAACATCGAGAAACTTCCTGAGAAAGCGACGTTCTGATGGCGAGAGTGAGTAAGGCCGACAAGCTGAAAACGTATAAGCAGCGGCTTGCTCGCACTCGTCGCTGGCGTTCCGATCAAGGCTACGACGACACTTGGCGTCGGATGATTGATCTTTATAGAGGGAAGCATTGGCCTAAAGGTTCGATGAACAATCAGGATTTGATTGTTGTGAACATGGCGTTCTCGCTTATCAATGTGGTTGCGCCGTCAGTTTCGGTGAATCATCCGAAGGTTTTGGTTCGTGCTAACAGCCCAGACAACGAAGATCGTGCCGCTTTCGTTGAGGCTGTCACTAACCATTTGTGGCGTCACCATGATTTCCGTACACCGTTTCGGCGTGCGGTTAAAGACTTTTTGATCATTGGTCATGGCTGGCTCAAAGTTGGTTGGGCGTTCAAAGAAGTCGAAGTTGCGTTGAGTGAAACTGAACGCCTCGAAATGGCTGAACGTCAGATGATGGAAGCAGACATGTTTGCTGCTGAAGCACCAGAACTTGCTGCTGATCTGCCATCTGATGAAGATATTGCAGCGATGATCCCTACGACTGACATGGCTGTCGTCGAGGACCAGCCGTTCGTGGAACGGATTTCTCCGTTCGACATTTTTGTTGACCCTGAAGCTACGTGCATGGATGACGCTAGCTGGATGGCTCAACGCATTATTCGTCCGTTGTCTGATGTTCAAGACGACAAGCGTTATAAGCCGTCAACTCGTAAAACGGTTGCTCCTGATTCTGGAACTAACAGCGTTTACTCGGATGCTCCTCCTCAGAGAGAAGAAGCTAACGACTACACGATGACCGAAGAGCTTTGCACTGTTTGGGAGTACTACGACATTAAGAACAACACGTTGTGTGTGTTTGCGCAGAACAGTGAAGGCTATCTCGTAGACCCAATGCCAATGCCGTACGCATCTGGTGTGCCGTTTGTCATGTTGCGTAACTATGACGTGCCTGATCAGTTCATGCCGATGGGTGATCTGGAGTCCATCGAGTCGATGCAATTAGAGCTTGATAAGACTCGTACTCAGTTGATGAACGACAGGAAACGTTACGCACGTAAATACTTGTATTTCGAACGGTCGTTTGATGGTGCGGGACGTGAAGCTCTTGAATCTGAAGATGATGGACGCATGGTTCCTGTGGTCGATGAGAACAGGCCGTTGCAGGACGTTGTTCAACCTATGCCGCAGGTTCCTGTTAGCCCTGAGATCTATTCGTACTCGAACATTATTTCGGCTGACATTAATCAGGTTTCAGGTGTTAGCGAGTACGCACAAGGCGGTCTTCCTGAGACTCGACGCACAGCAACTGAAGCGTCAATTATTGCGGATGCACAAAATGCGCGAGCTGCGGACAAGTTAGCGATTGTCGAGATTGGTATTAGCCATGTAGCTCGTCGAGTTGTTCAGTTGTTGCAACAGTTTATGACTGGTGAGCAGGTCGCTCGGATGACTAAAGCTGACGGCGCTGACCTATGGATTCCGTATTCTCGTGAGGACATTACAGGTGAATACGATTTCACTGTTGAGGCTGGGTCCACGCAGCCGATGAATGACACTGTTCGTAAGCAGCAGGCAATCAGTTTGTTAAATGCTGTTGCTCCGCTGGTGGGTCAAGTTATTGACCCTCAGCAGCTTGCTCGACATGTTCTTCAAAGCGGGTTCGGTATTCCTGATCCTGAGAAATTTCTTATGGCTCCGCCGCAAGCTCCCGACAGTCCTGAGAATGCGGGTATGGCAGGTGTGCCGCCCGAAGCGGCTGAAGGTTTGATGCCTGCGGCGGGCCAACCAAACGCTCCGATGGGTGGCGTTCCCCCTGAAATGGTGGAACAGCTACAAAACCAGATGGGTATGACTCTGCCGTCTTCATAAAGTGGGACACCTCACTCTCCTCTAATTGAGCAACCTTTTGGACTCAAATGGAGGGCCAATATGGCCGAAGAAGAAGTCGCGGTGGAACCCAGTGAAATGGACACTCCTGAAGCGGCTGTAACAGAGGAAGTTTCAGAGGAACCTGGAGAGCTTTACTCCATCAAGATTGATGGCGAGGAGCAGCAGGTCAGTCTCGAAGAACTTCAGGCGGGTTACCAACGTCAAGGCGATTACACGCGGAAGACGCAGGAACTTGCTGACGAACGCAGGCGTTTAGCGCAAGCTGAATCCATCGTTACCGCTTTGGAGAATGATCCCGAAGCGACTATCGGTGCTTTAGCTCGCACATTTGATGTGAATACGGGCAACCAGAGCGTTTCATCTATTGACGACAGTTACGAAATGGATGAGGACTTGGACCCGAATGCACGCAAGATCGCTGAACTTGAAGCTCGTTTAGAGCAGCAGGATCGGTTTCAACGCCAGCAACAAATTGAGAAAACGGTTTCTGATTTACAGGACAAGTACGGAGACTTTGATTCAACCGAACTGCTTCAACATGCCGTGAAGAACGGTATAGACAACCTTGAAGCTGCTTTGACTCATATGCGCTACAGCGCTGTTGAGCAGGAGCGGTCGAAACTCAAATCTGAGTTGGATGTTTATGAGAAGAAGCGGGAAGCCTCAACTATTGAGGCGGGTGGATCTAAGCAACCTTCTGCTGTTCCTGATTCGCAGGAAGCTCCTTCGTCTATTCGGGAAGCGTTTGCTCAGGCTCTTAAACAGCACGCTGAATAAGCACTAACAACAGGAGAAACAGCTAAATGGCTGGTAACACCAATTTTGATGAGATTCTGTCTACGACTCTCAACAACTATGTACCGAAGCTGACTGATAACGTCTTTTCTGCTCGACCACTTTTCTATGCTTTGACTAACGGTCAAACCATGAGAACAGTGTCTGGTGGCGCAAAGATCGTTGTTCCAGTTATCTACGGAAAAAATGACACCGCAGGTTCATACGCAGGGGCTGAATCAATTCCCATCACAGGGCAAGAAGGCATCTCTGCTGCTGAATATGACTGGAAACAGTACGCAGCAACAGTGACCATTACTGGCATTGAAGAAGCGAAGAACAACGGTGAGGCTCAAATAATTGACCTGCTGGAAGGCAAGATTTTCCAGACACAGGAAACAATTATCGAGAACCTCAACACCATGTTGTATGCCGATGGCGAAGGTAACAGCGGTAAAGACATGCTTGGCCTCAAAAAGATTGTTGATGGCTCGGTTCTGACTGCTAACGCAATGGCTGGAATTGACCCGTCAGTAACAGGTAACACTTTCTGGGCGTCACAGGAAGCCACGGGAACTGGTGTCGCTAACTTAACGGTTGCGGCTATGGCAACGATGTACAACGACTGCTCGAATGGTAACGATCAGCCGACAATCATCATTGGATCACAGCAAGCCTATGAGAAGTACGAAAGCCTTCTGACATCAAATATCCGTTACACGGATACGGACATGGCAGATGCAGGTTTCCAGAACCTCATGTTCAAAGGCGCACCAATTACCTTTGATGCGGCGATATCAACGGGTGCAACAGGGTATGACGCTGGCGATCAGCCTCTCTACTTCCTGAACACCAAGTACCTGCAACTCGTCCGCCATGCGGACACTTGGTTCAAAGCAACTCCGTTTGTGCGACCCAACAACATTGATGCGGTATATAGCCAAATACTTTGCTACGGCGCAATGACTTGCTCAAACCGAGCACGTCAAGGCGTGATCACTTCCCTCTAAGGGATAGCTAGCTGACACGGTGGGGGGCTTCGGCCCCCCACGAAGTCAACTTTTGAGGATTTATGCGAAACGTCGGTAGAACAAATCGGACCCACCAGTTGAGTTACTCAAAGAACTCTCGACTTTACGGGGACCCAGGAGAAGGAAGCAGAGAAGTCGCTTCGAGGCTTGATCGCCCTTCGGGAACTCGCAACGTTGCAGCAGTTGAACCGATGACTTCGATTGTCGAAATCGCAGGTTGTTTAGCGACAACCAAAGCGGGCGATTCATGTAAGGCCCGTCCCGCTGAAGGAGAAACCTTCTGTACTTTCCACAAGGAGTAGCTAGTGGATATTGCAACGATGAGGACCTATATCCAGTCGGTTGTAGAAATTGACTCCTCGGATATAAGTGACGACACCCTGAACAGATTTATTGGTGAAGCGTACGATCAAGTTGTTTACGGGGAAGCTCGTTGGCCTTGGTACGAAGTAAGCGCAACGTTCACTACCGTTTCGGGAACATCTGATTATTCGAAAGCCACGGTAGGTGGAGCAATCACTGGCGGTTTGCGAACCATCGCTGCTCTACGCACTAACGATGATGTACTCGCCTTTATTGGTATTGACGAAGGAGACGAGCAGTATTCGTTGAGTTCGGCAAGTACAGGTGATCCGTGTTACTGGAGTTTCTGGGGAGACAACGTTCGGTTGTATCCCACTCCGTCGTCAGCTTTGACGATCAACGTTCGTGGCTTTAAGAACCCGACCGCTTTCGGGGCGGGTTCCCTCGACGCTACAGCGCCTTCCGATTTTCCTGAGCCGTTCCACATTCTGTTCGCTACTTACGGAATTGCGAGAGCGTATGAACAGCAAGAAGATCCTGGCATGGCGGCTCAGTATCTCGCCATTTTCAATAATGAGCTTGATAATTTGCGGGCTCGATATTTGGCGACACCAGCGGCGCAGCCAGTCACGTTAAACAAAAACAAGGTGCGGTCGTTTGCTCCTAATCGTCTTCGCTACGCATGGGAGTAGCTGATGGCGAAGTCTGATTTCAAACTCGAAATGCTTCAAGACTTCAGTGGCGGGTTGAATCTGCGTTCGGATCAGTTCAATTTGGCTCCGACTGAAAGCCCTGCAATGTTGAATGTTGATGTTGACCCTCGGGGCGGCATCAAGATGCGTAATGGTGTGACGGCTCGCAATACCACTGCGTTGCAGTCTGATGTGACTGGGCTATCCCAGTTCACACCTGACGGTGGTGTTGCTAAAATTATTTGTTCTTACGGCACAACTGTGGCGCAGTCAGCGACTGCTGATTTCACAACTATAAACGGCGTTTCTGTTGGTAACGGCGACCGTTTATATGGGCAAACAACAAACAACAAGTTCTATGGGGTGTCAGGTACAGCGTCGTCGTTTGTTTATGACGGTTCGACTGCTTCGAACCTTGCAGCGAACTTGAATGGTTCATCAGGCAACTATCCAGTAGCGAAGTACACCTGTCATTGGAACAACTTTGCGTGGACTGGATCGTCAACTGAGGGTGGCACTGAATACAAGAATCGTGTGCGCTGGTCGAAACTTAATGATCCTGAGTCGTGGGTCGAATACGACTATGTAGATGTCAACGTGGGTGAACGAGGGGACGAAGTTTCAGCGCTCGTTCCGTTTGCTGACAGGTTGCTGATCTTTAAGACAAACAGCATTCACGCTATTTACGGTTCGGGTACTGATTCGTTTCAGCTTGTTCCTTTAACGCAAGACGTTGGTTCTGTCAGCATGTCTTCTCCAGTGTCAACGCCTTATGGCGTTTACTTCTGGTACGACAGGCAAGGTGTGTGGCTG